TCACAGGCCTGCCCGGCGCCGCGCGTCGCGGGTCAGGAACTCGGCTGCCAAAGCCTCAGCTACCGGGTCGTCGGCCGTATCGATGGGCGCGAGGAGCTGCTCGAGCCGGGCCTTGAGGGAGGCCAGCTGATCGAGCCGCGCCTTGCTCATGTCGCGGCCTTGGCTGCTGCGCAGGACGGCGATGCCGCCGGCCCGCTCGACGATGTCGTCGAGCTCAGCAACCACGGCGTCGATCTGCTCGGCGAAGGTGCCGCCGCGCGACTTCATCGAGAGCGTCGCGGTGCCGACGCCAGCGCCACGGATCACGGGCGACACCTCATGGACGTCCAGCTTCTTCAGGCGGCGGACGCGGTCATCGCCTCGCTGCTCGTAGGTGGCGTCGACGACGCCGAAGCCATACGACCACTCCTGCGCTGGCTTGCCAGTCGCCAGGTCGAACTTCAGCGCCGAGTGCCATTCCTTCCCAGCCGAGGTCTCGAGGTTGAGGTGCAGCTCGGCGTAGGCCGTGCCCGCATCCTCGTAGACGCGGCTCTTGCCGAACGGCATCGCGCGGCGATCGTGCGCCGGCAGCATCGGCACCCACTGCCCGCCGCCATCCTTCCAGGCGAAGGCGCCGGGGTCGTAGGTGTCGCCGTCGTGGTCGATCTCAGCCAGGGTGGCGAGGCGAGCGATGCCGTGGCCGGCGTCGTCCATCTTCTCCACAAGGAGGCTCTTGGTTTCGGTCTTCATGGGTCAGTCCTCGCCGAAATAGGGTGAAAAGCTAAGGGTGCCGTTGGGGTGCTCGTCCGCTGCCATCTGCTCGGCCTGGGCGGCGGAGACGATCGAGCCATCGCGGGCGATATGGTCGGGCAACGAACGGCCCGGGCCGAGCCGCCCGTCATGGACGATGAACTGCTCGACGTTGGCGGCCTTGGCCCGCTCGATGGTCGAGACGTTCTGGGCGTACTTGGTCTCGGTCCGCGCGATGGTACGCGCGCGCGTCTCGACGCTGCCCCATGGCCCGGCCTCGACATACTGGGCGATCCGGGCCGCAAGCGCCTCGGCACCTTCGCCCTCTGCCCGACCTTCGGCCAAGGCATCGAACAGCGCCGCGCGGGATTGCTTGGCGAGGTCGATCATCCCCGCGCGCTTGCCGCCCGCCGCGGTTACCGCTCGGGCCACCGGATCGGGGAGGCTGCCGCTGATGCCTGCAAGGGAGGCGGCCTCGGAAACCGCCTTGGCCACGTCGAGATAATGGCCTTGGAACAGACCGGCGAAGGTGGCCCGGTGGGTCTCGATGCCGAGGGCTTCCAGGATGGCCTCGATCGTGTCCGCGTCTGCCTTCTCCTCGTGGTCGGTGCGCGCCTTCAGGAGCGGCTTGGCCAGCCTGCCAGCGGCCTTGCCGAAGCTGCCGAAGAAGCGGGTCAGCCGCTGATCCATCGCCTTGGAGAGACCTTCCTGCTGTCGATCGAGGGCGGCGGCGTAGGCGCGTCCTGCCAACCGAGCCTGCCGGCTCGCCACTGCCTTTTCCTCGGCGGTGTGGAGAGCCTTCGGCTTCGACCTCGCACCCACCGGCGTTTCGATCGCCATGGCCGGGCGGAGGTAGATGCGATCAGCATCCTCGACGTCCCAGCCCATTGCTTCACGGCCTTCGGCCACCTGTGCCCATCCGCCGCCGATCGCGGTGTTGAGGCGGGCGGCGAGCTGCGCCATGTCGTCCTGCAGCGCCTGGACTTCGGACGTATCCCACCCAGTGCGCAGGCCGGCCGTGTTGCCGAAGTCGGGCAACAGGGACCGGTCGAGTTCGTCGGCGAAGACCCGCCCAACAGGAAGAACGCCGTTCTGCCAGGAAAGCTTACGCAGCTCGGCCATGGTGGCGCCCACCTTGGTCGACTGCAGGCCGGCGCCGAAACCGATCACTGCGGCGGCGACACCGATCGAGGCGCAAACGCGCTCCTCGGCGATGTCGCGCGCCTCCGACATGTTCATCTGCTGCGGATTGAAGCCATAAGGCGCGACATCAGTGGGTGCGCCCAGCACCAGCGGCTCGCCTCGGCGATCGCCGCCGAAAGCCTGCTTCAGCCACGTCTTGGTCGCCTCGACGTCCTCGGGAGACACGCCGCCGTTCTTCGGCGACAGGACCATGCCGGGCGTGCCCATGTTACGCAGCAGTGAGGCGACGAAGTTGGAGCTTTCGAGGTCCATGAAGATCTCGCGCAGCACGCCATCCATCGGCGACAGACCCTTGCGCGGATTGCGCGGGTTGATGCCATGGCGGAAGTGCACCACGTCAGCGGGGCTGTAGGTAATTACCTGGCCGCCACCCGGCCGGTACTCGTAGCGCTCGATGAAGACGGTGCCGTCCTCGGAGCCTTTCGGCTCCATGGTCCAATGTGGCACCCACCACAGTTCGGCCGGACGGTTGAGGCCGTTGCGAAGCTTGATCCAGTAGGCATTGCCGTCGATGAGGTACGAGAACACCGTGCCGGCCCAGAGGGCGAGGTCGCCGTAGTAGGGGTTCGGGCGCTGGATCAGCGCCAGCATCGGATGGTCGGCGACCTCATCGGTAGTGCCGTCACGCTGGGTGCGGCGCACCGTTAGGCGCGCCTCGGGCAGCGAGCGCTGCACCCACTGGATAGGCGCAGTAACCACCGAGGCGTCGAGCATGTCGCCCACTTCCTTGCGGTAGTCGAAGCGGGTCCGGCGTAGCAGCGTCTGCATGCCCGTCGCCTGGCTGACATGGCGTAGGCCGAGTGCCTTCACGGCGAAATTCTGAAGCCAGTTCATGCCGGTATCCAATCGTCGTCGAGGGTGCGTGTGCCGCCTGGCTGGGTCGCGGGAGCCGGGCCGTTCAACGGTCGCCACGACTGCGCTGGCACGCCATCGGCCGCATGGATGGCGAGACCCAGCGCCCAGAAGCGGTCGGCGTGGCCGTCAGGTGTTCGCTCGGCGGTGAAGCGGATGTTGCCAGCGGCGGTCACCTGCTTGGTCACCTGGCGCAGGTCGGCCCGGATCTGGCCGCTGTGCGGGATGCGGATGCGGCGATCTTCCATGCGCGAGCGGATCGGGTAGGCCAGCGCCTCCTTGGTGGCCGCGGTGAAGCTCACGCCCTCAACGCGGTACAGGCCGAACTTGTCCTGGGCGTCATCGACCCAGCCGATGCCGAGGCCGGTCTGATCTATGCAGATCCGCGCGCACTTCTCGAACCACGGCCAGAGCACCTTCTCCTGCTCCGACTTGCGCATCTTCGACAGCTCTTCGACATGCCGCGTGTAGAGAACGTCGCCGAGCTTCTCGACCACCCACAGGACGGTCAGGTCCTTCTTCCGGCCGATGTCGACGCCGGCGTAGAGGACGCCGCCTTCCGGCGTCTGCCACGACACCTCACGGCCGTATTCGGCCGAGGCGATCAGGTCGTATTCGAGGAACGCCGCATCGTCGTCGGCCGGCTGGCACATGTACTCCTGGAGGAAGCTCTCCTCGTCGGCGGCGCCTGACTTTACCCAGTCGAAATAGGTGGCCTCGTCCATGTCCTGGCGCTCGTCGTCGGCAGCCAGGTTCTGCTGCAGCTTCCAGAGGAAGCCAGCCTCGAGGGCGTTCTGCAGCGTGACGGTGTGGAGGCTGATCTTCTTGGGGTTACCGCTTTCCTTGATCTCGCGGACCAGCTGGTTGAAGAAGTTCTGCGAGCCGCGATGGGTGGAAATCACCTCCATCTGGCCGCCCCAGGTTATGCCCGGATAGGCGATGGTCCATAGCTTGCGCGGATCGGGGTGGAGCGCGAACTCGTCGAGGACACGGCTGCCGCGCTTGCCGGCCTGCGCATCCGGGTTCGACGACATCGAGTGGATGCGCTTGCCATTGGCGAAGGAGAGCACATGGGCGCTGTGCTTCTGCTCGTCGATGACCACCTCGCCCAGGTCGCGGGCGACGACGTCAGCGATGCGCGCCCAGAGCTTGCAGTCCTCGAGATAGAGCCGCGACTGGATCTCGTCGCGCGAAGAGACCCACTCGTCGAAGCGGGCGCCAGCCAGCGCAACCCGCGACACCTGCCCATAGGCGGTCGACCAGCTGAGACCGATCTGCCTGCTCTTCTCCATGAGCTTCAGCCGTGACCGGTCCCTGATCCAGCGGTCCTGGTAGGGGAGGAAGATCGCGCTTGTGTTCTCGGGGACGGCGCGCGCATTGCCCATCAGGCGACCCCTGACAGGATGTCGGTGATCTTCTGCATGGCATCGGGGGAGACGCCATGCGCCCGCCCGACCGCAGCAACTTCCTTCTTCGCTTCCTCGACCTTCTGGACGAACTCGCGCTCGAGCAGCCGGCGATAGTCCGCCGACTGCTTCTGCGCGCCGATGGCCGCCTGGGCGGCGCGGCCGAGCTCCATCAGGTCCTTCGCCGCAAGGCTGCTGCCTTCGGCTTCGATCAGCTTGACCGCCGTGACCTGCAGGAGGTTCGACAGGGTGATCGTCATCTTGTCGGCGCTGTCGGTGCCGAGCATCTCGGCGAGCTCGCGCGACATGCGCATGGTGGCATCCAGCTCCTTGAACTGCACGGCCTTGCGGACCGAGTAGCGGGAGAAGGTGGACTTGCTGATCGGCTCGAGCCCGTGGGTCGCGAGGCGCGCGTTGAAGATGTCGAGGAGCTCGACCTGAGGACGCTTGTTCTCGCGCAGCTCCTGGTTCAGCCAGACCAGGTCGGGCTGCGCCTCATCGGGCAGCATGTCCAAGGTCGACAGGCGGCCACGGCCCTTGCGCTCGCTATCGGACGCCATGTCATCCACCCAGTGACGGCCGCGCTACGCCGTCGAGGAACGAACGGGACTCGACATGGTCCACGCCAGTGCGGGTGATCGCGGCGACCAGGACGGTACCGGGTTCGGTGAGCTTGATGGCCGACAGTTCCTCCAGCTTGCGCAGCTGAGTTCTGATCCACTCGCGGGACCGGCGATGTCCGAACGCGTCCAGAACCTTCTCGAGGATGGCTTCGTTGAGGCGGCCGTCCGGCTGCACAGCGAGTTCCTTAAGGATCACCAGGCGGGCGTTGAGCGTCAGGTGCTCGTCGTAGGAGGTGGTCATTTGCTGTCATCCCGGAGGTAGCCGTCGATGCTCTTGACGGTGTAGCTGAGCCCGTTCAGCTGGGCGTCCATGGCCTTCACGGTGCCATTCAGGTCGGAGATCGCGAGCTTCAGCTCGTTGACCATATCCTTGTCGGGCAGATGCCTGAGTTCGCCTTCCACAGCCTGGATGCGCTTGTCGTGATCGGCGAGGCTGGTGGCTGTCGCGGCCAGGGCTTCGGCCGTGTGGGCTGCCGCCTGATGCTGCAGGTCGCTGGCATCGAGACGTTTCACCAGCGTGGCCACCAAGGCGCTGAGATCGGCGATCTCCTTTCGGGCGGCCGCGTTGCGGGTGGCAATCCAGGTGTAGATGGCTCCGGCCGCCGGGCCGATCACCGACAGCAAAGGGACGATTGCGCCGACGATGCTCTGAAGGGTGTAGATGTCCACGCTCAGCGCCCCACATCAGCGTCGGCGAGGCCGGCGTTTACGGTCTCGTTGAACTGCCAGCACCGGCGCTTGGCCGGGTTGATGGTGTCGGTGATGTAGGCTTCGTACTTGTCGATCACGACGAGCTTCTCCCGGCCGACGATCTGCGATCGGTCGAGCAGCGGCCACGCCGTGCGGCATTCCTCGGGCTGGCGGACCCGCTCGGTGCCGGCCTTGACGGCGCCGATGCGCGCAGCCGCCTCATCGACGTGCCGGCCCGTGTGGGCGCCGCAGCCAGTCAAAATCGCCGTCAGTGACAAGATCACTGAGACCCGCATCGCGGAGCTTCTGTTCATAGTCGGCCCTCTCCTGGTCACGGGCAGTTTCGGCGGCGCGGCGAGCAACGTCACCGGCATCGAGCGCGGCCTCGTAGGCGGCGACGGCTGTGTCGAGGACGGCACGCTGGCGCGCACGCTCCGCCACCTCGGCGCGGTTGGCGGCATCCATGACGCGGATGGTGGCGGCGTCGCGCTCCTTCTGCGTGGCGAGCGCGTGCACATGCGGATTGTCGATCCACTCATTGAACGCCCACGCGCCTGCGCCCACCAGGGTGCTGCCACCGGCGATGCCGATGAGCATGGCCGCGACAGGCCCGATGGTGCGGATCAAGGCGAGCATCACGGCGAAGCAATGCCTTCGAGACAGAGCTTGCGCTCGGCGATACGACGATTGGTGAGGCCGCGGACCTGACGGCCGCCGGCACGATCCCAGCGCAGGAGCTGGTCGCAGGCGCCGACAAGGTCACCGGCGTTCAGTTTCCTGACCAGCGTGGAGCCACAGGCAGCGCCGACGCCGACATTGTAGGTCCAGCTGATGAGCGCCGCCTCGACCTTCACCGGCAGCTGAGGGACAACGCAGGCGTCGAGACCGGCGGCGTACTGGCGAACACTCTTCGCCAGCATGGCATCGCACTGGGCGGGCGTCGCCACATCACCGGCGCGAACGCCCTTGGTCTCGCCGTCACAGATGGTCCATACGCCGACGATGTCCTGGTAGGCGCGGAGTTCGCGCCCTTCCCACGGCTGGATGAACGCCATCGCCAGCGCGATTGCCGCAGCGCTGGCACCGGCAATGCCGCCGGCCGTCTTCCCCTTGATGATCATTTCGAGGTGCCCCTGGAAAAGCGAGCCGATCCCGGTGCTCGGGCGCGCGCGTATCGAGGCAATCTGTCAGGGGGTGGCGGGTCGATATATTCCCGCGGGTGCGGGGGTGTCCGCCTAGAACAGGTCGAGCTGGTCGGTGGACTTGCTGGCCGGGGCAGTCACCCAGCGGCGGACGGTCTCGACGTCGGCCCGGACGATGCGGGCGATCTCGTTGTCGCTGGTGCCCTTGGCCCGCAGCTGCCCGGCAATCCACTGGCGGGCCAGCGGCACCTTGATGTAGCCGGGGCCTAGTGCTTCGGCAAGGCGCTCGACCTGGTCGGCGCCGATGGCACGGGCGGCCGGCGTCGTATCGCTCGAGCGGCGCGGCAGGTTGATCTGAGAACCGCCCAGCTGGAGGAAGAGCTGAAGCGATAGCTCGGCGCCGAGCACGTCGACGAAGCGGGCGATGTGGGCCGGGGTGTCAGCCATCGTCCCGCTCCTGCCAGTAGTAGCGGGGACGGCGCTCGACGTCGTGACCCTCCGGCTGCGCCGGCCGATCCGGCCGCCGGGAGGCGACCTCCCGCTGCAGCTCGTCGCGCACCAGGTCGCGCAGCTCCTTGGCCACGGACTGCCGGCGACGGCCGCGTGACGGCCCCCACTGCAGGTGGCGGACGAGTGCCTGCTGGCGCGCGGCGAAGCTCATGGCTTCACCGAGGGCAAGGCGCGGATGCGCTCGCCCAGCGTGTTCATGGTGGCGAGCCGGGTCGCTTCGGACATCGTCGGGATGTTGCCGACATCGTGACCGGCCACCGTATCGATGAGCAGGGGCAGGCCGACCCCCGCGCTGCGGTTGCGCTCCCACTCGGCGCGCAGCCGCCTGACCTGGGCGGCGAGGACGCAGGCCGCGGGGTCGCTGTGCTCCTTCCAGTCGACCCCACCTGACCGCTCGAGCCAGCCCTTGAGGGCCTCGATCGCCTTCATCGCGTCCTGCCCATGACGCAGGAAGCGGGTGTGATCGATGCCCGTCTGGCGCTTGACGAAGGCGAGGAGCGCGCGATCGTCGCGATCACGGACCAGGCCGAGGTTCCACCCGGCGATCCAGAGCGCCTGCAGCTTGCCGGCGAACTTGCCTTCAAGGGGCTTTCGACGGGTGCTTGAAGATGCCTTGAAGCCATGGGCGCGGAAGTGCTCGAGCACGCGCTGACGCTCGGCCTCGGTCATGTCGGCCGAGGACGACTTGCCCGTCACCTGGTGGAGGGCGGCGCGATAGGTATCATCGTCAAGGCCGAGCTGCTTCTTGGCGACATGCATGGCGGCGATCGAGGTCATGGTGCCACTCCCGCCACTTCGATCCAGGAGGCGATCTGACGGTCGCGATCGGTGAAGCGATGGGCAATGAAGACCATGCCGCGCCGCCAGAACTCGAGCGAAGCCAGCTGACCGGACGGCAGCTCGCCATACTCGTCGCGCGTGGCCGAACAGGTAGCGCTGCGCACGGCGATGTAGCGGGCACCGTCGTCGAAGCTGCAGGCCTCGCACGCCTCGCGCAGCACGTCGGCCTTCTGGGTCAGCAGGAGGTCGGGGAGGCGCAGCAGGATGGCAGCGCGCTCCGCATCGGTATCGGCGCGGAGGATCTGGCGGGCGACCCAGAACAGGCCCTCCACCCGACGCGCCTCGCGGGCCTCTTTGGTCGGACGACCCCGTGTCGATTGTTGTTCAGCCGACATTGAGGGCCGCCTTGACCGCCCAGGCGATCGCGAAGCAGGAGACGATGGTGCTGACGGCCGAGAGCAGGAGCGCGGTCCGCATGGGGATGGGGCGACGGAAGGCAGGGCGGCTCATGACGCACCTCCGAGCCGCTTGCGCGCGCCGGCGCACCAGTTCTGCAGTGCACTTTCGGTCGCCATTGTGCTGCTGGCGCGAACGCCAGCAAGCGAGACGGTGTAGCCGCCGGACACAAAGCCGAACCGGGCGCCGTGCTCCTCGAGATCGAGCTCTAGGGTTTCGACCGCCTGTCGGCGAGCGGGGCGATCCTCCCAGGACGGCAGGGCCTTCAGCCTTGCCTCGACTATCTCGAGGAGGCGGGTAAGCGTCTGACGTGCACCTTCGTGCATCCGCATCACGGCCTCCACTCGACGCTTATGTGATCGTCAACTGCGGCAATGCCGGCACCCGTGATGAAGGCACGTCGGTCGATCACTGGTTCCATCTGGATGCTGACCTCTAAAAGACGGAGGCCCACCAGCTGCTGGATGGTCCTCTCGCTGTACGCCACGTTGGGCGCCCTCTCTTCCACCCAGCCGTTTGCGGCGTGCTTCAGGCCCATGCCGCCTACCGATCGAGCAGCAAGCAGCGCGTTGAGAAGGGTAAGTGTCAGTGTGCGCATGGCGCCCCTCCTATGCCTGGGCCAGGTCAATGGTGATCGCCTGCCAGGGCGAGCGGGCGTCGTCGCGGCGGTAGATGCGGACGTACTCACGGCTCCCGATGACGCGGATCGCTTCCCCCAGGGCATCCATGGCGGCGCGCCACTGGTCGTCCTTGATGTCGAGGCGGCGGAGCTGGAACAGGGCAGCACGGTTGATGCGCCCCTCCTTGTCGACCTGGAAGGCATGCTCGACGAGGGCGCGGATCTCGTTGCTAGCGCCCTCCGACCAGGCGGTGATGCAGGCATCGACCAGTTCCTTGGCCACCTGCAGCTCGGGACCGAAGCTCAACTGGTCCTGCACCTGGACGGTGACCTTTTGGGTGCCGTCGTAGCTGGTGATCGTCAGGTTGCCCTTCTTGCCACCGCGCTTGCCGCCGTACTGCTCGGCGAGCAGATCGACGAAGGTGCCGATGTCGTCGAAGGTGTGGCCACGGAAACGGCTGATCCGGGCGTTGAGGTCGAGGGCGTAGCCGACGATCTTGCGAACCGCCTGGTCCTCGAGCTTGTGCTCGGGCTTCACCAGGTCGAGCGGCACGAGGCGGCCGCCGGCGTCGGCCATGAACGGCTTGCCACCGATCTGCTGGACGGGATCGGCGATGGCGATGGAGGTCTGTTCAGACATTGGGAAATTCCTCTTCGAAGGTGCGTTTGAAGGTGAGGAAGGCCATCTCTCGGGCGAGGCCGACCTTGAGCGGGGCGTAGCCGTCCGCGCCCTTGGCCAGCGTGTGGGCGGCTTCCATTTCGATGAGCGCGCGGGCAGCGGCCGCGAGTTCGTTGGATATTTGCGGCCGGGCCTCGGCCTCGACGAGGGCCTGGCAGATGGCGAGCAGATCCCTGTTGGCGACGGTCGAGAGCCGGCGCGGATCTGCGACGACGCCGGTGGCAATGGTGACCGGAGTACTGCTCATGCAGCACCGCCCTTCTGAGCCCGAACGGCGCCGAGATAGACCGGGAGCCTGGTGGCGAGGTGCACACCGAGCCGCTGCACCAGTATCTCGTCTCCCTCGGGATCGACGACCACGCCGGCAACGGACGCGACGTGCTGCAGGCCGAGCGTGGCGACGATCTCAAGGATCACCATGCCGTCCGTGCCGCGCTCACGTTCGGACTGCAGCCAGTTCTCGAGCGCACCGCCGATGCCGGACGCAAAGGCGCGGCCCAGACAGGCGGTGTGAGCGTCGGGTGATGTCACCATGTCAGCGAGGCGATCGAAGCCGGCCTCAGTGTTTGCCTTAAAGGCGGTGACCTGGTTCATGCCGCACCGCCTTCGCCATCGGGACGGCGGAACGCAGTGAGCCGGGGTGCGACCGGGAACTTGGTGACGTTGCCGCTGCCCGCGATCGCCTCCTCAACGGCGAGGCTCTCGGCGCGAATGGCATCGCGGCGGGCCTTGGCGTTCCACTGGGCCGCGTCGGCGATCGCCTGCAGGTGGCGGGCCTCGTCGAGCATGGCATAGAGCCCGTCGAGCAGGACCGGGACCTCGCTGCGGATGATGACCAGACCGGACTTGCGGGTGGGTTCGATCCGCTGGATCAGCGCCTCGAGACCATCCGCCAGGGTGACCTGGCTGACTTCGTGGTGCTTGCCCATCAGCCGAGCTCCACATCGCGGTTCGACCAGGCGGCGCGCAGGTCCTCGAGCGTGACCTCCCGGCCGAGACCCTGCGCTGTCATGCGGGCGAGCTTGATGGTCATGTCGACCTGCCCGAGCGCGCCGGGCTTCATGCCGATGCCCGTGAGGTACTGCACCTGGCTGGGCTCGGTAATGCCCCAGCCGTCGATGAACTTGGCGAGGTCATCCGCCGTGGGACGATCGGCGCGGACGCGCCGGAAGATGCGACGGGTGAGCTGCGCATACTTCTCGCCCTGGGCGCCCCAGGCGGCGAACCGCGCATAGGTGGCGGAGTTCCCCATCAGCACGATGCCGCAGCGGCAGGCGGGATCGTCGACGAAGTGGCGCAGCTGGTTGATCGCATCGTCGGAGAGGTTCTGTGCCTCATCGACGATGAGGACCGTCCCGTCGCCCGTCCGGGCCAGGCGCTTGGCGATCGCGCGCTGCAGGCGGCTGGCGCTCCGCTCCTCGATGCCGATCGTGCCGGCGATCTCGACCAGCATGTTGTGGGTGGTGCGGGTGTGTGGCGAGATCGTCGTCATGAAGGCGTTGGCATGTGTGCGGACAAACTCACGCCCGGCCGTGGTCTTGCCGACGCCGGCTTCGGCCGTGATCATCACCATCGTCCCCATGATCTGCGCGATCGACGCCGTGCGCTCCACCGTGACGGCGAAGTCGAGGGGCAAGTAGCCGGGGCTGACGGGCACACTGGCCGCCACTTCCTCGACCTGGTCGAGATTGCCGAGCCAGGTGGCGATCGACGTGTTCACCGTGTCGGTGCGCCCGGTGTAGTTCCCGTTCAGCCACTGGGTGAAGGTGCCGTGGCCAATGCCCGAGCGCCGCGCGCCCTCGGCCTTGCTCCACCCGCGATCCGCGAGCACCTCGTTGACCTGGATCACCAGCTCGTCACGGCGGCGCATATCCTCTGCGCTCCTGCCGTTCCGGCTTGCGAGTTCTCCAACGCTCATCTACGTATCCTCTTCGTTGTTGACTTCTTCATCTGGCCCTCCCCGCTCCTGGCAGAGCTGGGAGGGCTTTCGTTTTGGTTGGCTCTGGCCCAGGCCAACCGCTGGGCGTCTCAGCCGCCGCGACGAGCGGTGCGCTGGGAAAGCAGGTCGACGACGGCGCCAAAGCCGTCCTCGTGTTTGGGTGTCCACTCCGTGTCGGTGGTGGGCTTGAGCGCGGTGTTGCCGCGGGTCGCCAGCCGGGTGACGGCGGGACGCTGAGGAGCTGCCTCGGGCTTCGCGGTCGGGGCATAGAGCTCGCCGAGCTGCTCGGGCTTCATCGCCACATGCAGGTCGCGCAGCTTGCGCTGGGTCTTCATGAACTCGCTGCGGTTGCGGGCGTGGAGGTGCGCGGCATCGGCGTCGAGGAAATCGGCGTCGCCCTGCAGCGCGGCCTGCATGAGGAAGCGGCCCTGGCGGTCGTAGACCTTGAGCGGACGGGTGAGATCGTCGGGGTCGAAGCGGACATGCACCTTGCGGCCGGCATGCTCGACGAGGCCCGGCGCCCAGTAGCGATTGCCGAGCAGATGGATCTCGCCGTTGCCGCGCTGGGCGGTGATCTGTTCGGCCATGAGCAGCCACAGATCGCGCTGCTCGACAGTGGGCCAGCGCACGATGGTATCCGGCAGGGCCAGCGAGGCGGCGAAGGTCTCGTCGAAGCTGCGTCCCTTCGCCGTCTCTGACTTGCGGCCGGTGCGGGCATTGTGCTCGGCGATCTGGCCATCGACGAACTGGCGGAAGGCGTCCCACTCGACAGCGCGGGTGCCGTAGTCCTCGGGCTTGGCCAGCGGGTTCGGGCCGGTATAGGCGCCGGCGCAGAACGGGTGGCGGGCGATGTTCTCGCAGAAGTCCTGCCAGGCGCGCTCGATGGGCTTGGCCTGCCCGTGGTACGGCGTGGCCCAGTGGATCTGCACGCCGAGGTTGGTGAGCAGCCCGTGGGGCTCATCGTCCCGCACCTTGAAGCGGAAGCGGTTCGGTGCGCCGCCGGTGATCCACTTGCTGGCGAAGCCCCGTCCGTTGTCGAGGATCATGTGCTCGGGAATGCCGAACTTCTCGACCATGTCGCCAATCGCCAGGCGCACCGAGATGCGGCTCTCGGTTTCGTCCAGGCGCCAGCCGACGAACTTGCCGGAGTAGATGTCCTGGATGCCGACGAGGGTCGGGCGGAACGGCGCGCCATCGCCCTTCCGGACGAAGACGTCGAAGCGATGACCGTCGATGTTGACCAGCGTCATGGCGCGCAGGTTCATCCGCGTGCGGCGCTGGGCCGGATAGATGGCCTTGGCCTTGTCGGTACCCTTGCGCGACAAGGTGATGACGCCGGCCGGGACCTCGGCCTCGAGCCGGCGACGTAGCGACATTTCCGAAGGGATCGGTGACCAGCCCTGGCGCTCGGCCGCGCCGACCATGCGCCGATAGCAGGCCGAGAACTTGGGCTCGCCCGGCCGCAGGTAGTCGGACTTGAGCGCCGCCCAGGCAGCGGGATGGCACTCGGCGAACTGGGCGGTGGGCCGGTAGTCCGGCGCGAGGGCCGCAAGCCAGTCGGCGCGGTTGTGGCTGCGCACAGCGGCGAGCCAGTTGCGCAGGGTGGATGGCGATACCCCGGCCTCGGCCGCGACGATGGCGACGGCCGCCACGAGCGTCATGCCGGTACCGATCAGACGATGGGCCGCGGTGACGGCGTTGAGCCGCTGCTGACAGGTCGCCTTGTGTGTGTCCGACAGGGCATCATAGCGCTGCCAGAGAGGCGAGCGGACCGGGGCCGTCTCATCGGCGGTCGACTGCGCGGCGAGGACGAGGCGCACCTGCGTCGAGGGCGGGAACAGGGTGACGTGATACAGCCACCCCTTGCCCTCGCGGCGCGCGCGGCCGGCGCGATCGCGCCAGCCCTCGGCGGTCGCGAGCTTAAGCCAGCCGCGCGCCGTCCCCGGCATGGTCGGATCACCCGCTGCAGCTGCATCGTCGAGGCTGAACCACTCAGCGGAGCGCATGGATGCACACCTCGAACGAGTGGGTCAGCTGGCAGGTCTGGAGTCCATCGTCGCCCTGCACGATGACGATGCCGAGGAACACCAGGAACAGCAGGTAGAGGCCAATGATGAGCGCGCGATCGGAGATCATTCCGCCACCTTCACGAGACGATAGCCGAGGCTCTCGACGGCGGCGCGGACGGCCTTCTCGTCGGCCTTGAAGTGCTCGATGGTGGCGGCCACCCGGCCCTTGAAGTCGAGCTGGCTGTAACTCGACACGGCCTGCTGCCAGTGGTTGAAGGCCGGTGCCTTCTCAGGCTCCTCGCCCACCACTTCCTTGAGCGGGGTGCCGGCCTTGAGCTTGCCGAGCAGCTTGGCCTGCGCAGCCGGCGCCTGCGACAGGATCGACATCAGGTTGAAGAAATCGCCTTCTGCCGCATCGAAGGCCTCGGCGGCACGAGCGAGCTGCTCCTCGGGCAGAGCCGCGAGCTTCAGCAGCTGGCTCTGATTGCGAGCGATGCGGGAGAAGTGCAGGCGGTCGGCGAGGCCGGGCGGCTTGGTGAGCTCGGTGCCGATGCGGACGAGGCGCTCGACCTGGTCGCGCGACAGATCGAAGGTCTCCATGGCGTGGGCGGTGAAACCCGCCTGAAGGGCGGCAAGGCCCTCACCCTTCCTGGCCTGGTAGTCGGCGCTCTTCCGATCGCCGCCGCGACCCAGCAGGAGGCCATCGGCCGCCGCGGCGGCCCGGTAGGCCGCGACCATCACGGCGCGGGCGAAGGCGGTGTGCTTGCCGCCCGCGAGGTTCTCCTCGATCTCGGCCAGCAGTGCCTGCTGCTCGCTCATCTGGAGGACCGTGAAATGCACACCCTCGACGAGGTCGACCCAGCCGAGGATCTCGAAGGCGCGCAGACGATGGCGGCCGAAGATGAGCTTCCAGCCTTTGGCGCCGTTAGGCGTCTGACGGATGCCGACCGGGTGGAAGGCCTGATCATGGAGCGACATGCTCGTCGCCAGTTCCCGGGCCACCTCTTCGCGGAGCGGCAGCAGGCGCCCGTTGGTATCGACCTCGGACAGGGGGACTGTGAGGGGTTTCCTTATCGGCTTCGAACTCATCTCAGTGCCCTCACGTCGGCTTGAAGTTTGGCTTTGTGGTCGGCGAGCGCGCGCTCGAACTCTTCCAGGAGGTGCAGCTCGATCACCGCCATGTAGCGGCGAGGCACCACGACGAAGTCGGAGAGGCCGGGCATGAAGCCGAGCAGATCGACGGCGCCGGTGACCTTCACCAGGGCGGCGAAGGCATCGAACGGGATACGGTGAGCGACGTCGGCCTCGGAGGCCCAGCCCTCGAGAATGCTCTCGGTGACCTTGCGGCCGAGCTCGCGGCTGAGGCGGGCGGCGACATCGGCGCGGCCAAGACCCGCTTCCTTGGCATCGCGCAGGGCGCGGGACACCAGGCGGGCCACCTGGTTGGGCAGCTCGCCCCGGCCGGCAACTTCGTCGGGGTAGCCGATGGCGATGCGGGCTGGGCGCTCGGGCATGTGAGAACAGAGGGTCATTTCCTGCAAGCCCCCGGTCCGGCGACGTGCTTATTGGCGGCCGCGGCGTTCAGACGGATCCTGACAACAGGGCCGGGAGTGATGTGTGATGAGTTCCTCAAGCTGCGACCTCCTCGAAAAACCAGGAGTCGTTCCACTTGAGCCCGCGACGGCGGGCCTCTCGCCGGATGCGCTTCAGCGCCGGCAGCGACGGGGTGCAGTCATCCCGCTCCCAGCGCGAAATCGTGGCCTGTCGGACGCCAGCGATGGCGGCCAGTTCGACCTGAGTTACCTTCAGCACGGTGCGGCGGATATGACGGAGCGTGTTCATCCATTTATGGATACCCATATTTGGATAAACAGTCCACTAAGATTTGCCACCTGTGGATTAGGCTCGAAATATCCATTCGTGTATATTCCGGGAATGGAAATATCCGAACTTCTCAGGGCCCTGCAGGTGGCGCGGGGCTGGACCCAAGAAGACCTTGCCGACCAGCTCGATGCGGGGCAGTCCTCCGTGTCGCGCTGGCTAAACGGCGGAGTGCCGGGCGGGCGGACGCTTGAGCGCATCCACGAGCTGGCGCGAGAGTCGGGTATCGTCGTGCGTGAGCCGATACCTACCAACCAGGCGCCCCTGGTCGGGCGCGTCGGGGCTGGCGCCCTGATCGAGGTCGAGTATGAGCAGCCCGATGGATACGACAGCGTGGAGCTGCCCTTCTCGTATCCGGACCCGATCGTCGCCTTCGAGGTGGCCGGTGATTCGCAGCTGCCGGTGTATGAGCCGGGCGCGGTGATCGTGTGCCTGCGCGACCAGGTGCGATCTACCGACCATTACCTGGGCATGCCGGTAGTGGTGAGGATATCCAGCGGCGAGCGCTACCTGAAGCGGTTGGCTCGTGGATCGGGCAAGGGGCGCTACAACCTCGAGAGCTGGAACGCGCGGACGATCGAGGACGTGCGGGTCGAGTGGGTGGGCGAGATCCTGGCGACGGTCAACCGAACCGCCATTCGGCGCATCGAGCGACGGGAGCCAGTGGTTGTGAGGACCACAAAGAAAAGGGGAGAGGCACCAGCATGACGTTTCTTGTGGCAGTGGTCTTTATGCTGGGCTCGATCGCGGTGGCGGTGCTCGGCTTCGTTTCCGCCAAGTCGGACATCCAGCTCATCATCGGGATCATGGGCGTGCTCTTTACCGGGGCGTTCGTCGTGCTGGGCTCGATCGCGAACGTTGTGGCGGACATCCGTCGCAACACTGAGGACGCGCTCGACCAACTGGAAAACGAAGCGCCGAAAAAGCGGAAAGCCAGTACGTCGGACTTCAACGATGCCATGGCGCTATACCAGAAGCACACTGGCCACGCTGACGTGAGCGCAGCAATCAGGGCGCTGGCGGCCGATGGGCTGAAGCGGGAGGGGTTTCTTCGCTGAGGCGTAGCCAGATAACGGGCGAACTGATCGCGCTCAGGCAACAGCTGGCGAGCATTCGCCTTCGCGCGCACCGTGATAGCTCCACCATTCTCTACAGCGATATCCGGCTTGTTGCCGACCAAGCTACCTGCCTCCTGGATGAGGCTCCAGCCGACCGGCATCCGACGATCAATCGGTTCGTCGATGAGTGCGAACTGCTGCTTCGTCGCCTAGCCAACTAGAAGATGCAGCAGGTTCGCTACACGGGCACAGAACTGCTAAGCCCCTGTCGTTGCACCAGCCAAGGCCGCCTTCCGCCGTGTGGGCTGTCAAATCGCCTGTCAAAAGCCCTTCGCGACAGGACTATGTCCTCGCCCTTGTCATTGGGTCGGGCTTAGGGCATCCATTCTTCCGTCCCCGATACGTTGAGCCGTTACCCCCCATCCCAGCACCTACGGGGATATTTCGGCTGCGGCCGGCCCCCTAGCTTTGCGATCCAACAGCCCGCGCTGACGCGAGGCGGTATCGGCCATCAGCGCAGACGCCCTGGCCATATGTGGATCAACCCTAGCTGGAGGGCGATATGCCCAAACTGAACCTGACCCTGACCGAGGCGCGCGAGAAGATGGCGGCTTCGCAGGATGCACTCGGCAAGGTGTTCGCCGAGGCCAAGAACTCGGACGGCAAGTACGACTTCAAGCTGATCTCCAAGGATACGCGCAAGTCGGTGCTCGGCGACGAGAACCTTACCGACACCGTCGATATCGCCAAGCGCATCAACGAGAAGAGCGCAGAGCTCGACGAGCTGGGTGAGTACGTCGAGACGCTGGAAGCGACCGAGAAGGCGGCGGGGGCGCACGCCTCACGCGAGAAGGTGCGTGGCCACGTCCCTCAGCCGGGCGGTCAGAAGTCTGAGCGCGAGCGGCCGCAGGTCAAGTCGCTGGGCCAGCTGCTCGCCGAAGAAAAGGCTTACGAAGACTGGCTGAAGCGTGGCGCCCCCGGCGGCGTCGACTTCTCCTACGACGTGCTGCCGTCCGACGTCCTGGCCAAGGCCATGGCATACGACACTCTGGGCGCCAAGACGCTGATGACGACGGCTGCGGGCTTCGCGCCCGAGAGCGTGCGCCTGCCCGGTTTCGTCGAGGCCGTCTCGCGCCCCCTGCAGCTGATCGACATCATCCCCATGAACGTCACCAGCCAGGCGGCGATCAAGTACATGGAGGAGACCACCCGCACGCATGCGGCGGCCGAGAAGGCTGAGGGTGCGCAGTTCGCCGAAAGCACCTTTGCCTTCACCGAGCGGACCTCGGACGTTCGCAAGATCACCGACAGCCTGCCGGTGACCGACGAGCAGTTCGAGGACGTGCCGATGATGACCGGCTACGTCAACGGGCGGCTGACCTTCGGCCTGCGCCAGCGGGCGGATGGACAGGTCTATGTCGGTGACGGCAGCTCGCCGAACCTGCGCGGCATCGTGAACGTGTCCGGCATTCAGACCCAGGCAAAGGGTGCCGACCCGGTGCCCGACACCTTCTTCAAGGCGATGACGAAGATCCGTGTCACCGGCCGGGCGCTTCCGACGCACCACGTCATGCACCCGACCGACTGGCAGAACATCCGCCTGCTGCGCACCGCCGATGGCGTCTACATCTGGGGCTCGCCGAGCGAGGCCGGTCCGGAGCGGCTGTGGGGCCTGCCGGTGGTGCAGAACGATGCCCGCTCTGCCGGCAGCGGCATGACTGGGTCGTTCCAGCCTGCCTGGATCAGCGCCTTTGAACGCAAGGGCGTGGACATCCAGGTCGGGTATGTCGGCAGCCAGTTCGGCGAGGGCAAGCGGACCGTGCGCGGCGACATGCGCATGGCCCTGGTGGTGTTCCGGCCCGCCGCATTCTGCGACGTGACCGGCCTCTAGTTCCACGCGGGCGATCGCCCAGGGGCGGACCGGCTGCTGGCCCGCCCCACCTTTCCGAACCAACTCCTGGAGACAAGCCCATGGGCAAGATACCCGGATCGGGCGCCCGCGTGTTCTCGCTGGCCCTCGCCGCCGTCATCCTCGGCAGCAATGCCACCATCCTCGCCGACACCGCGCTCGATGCCGTGAACCCCACCGTGGTGACGGTGTTCGCGGCCCAGCCCGACGTGGCGCGCAACGTCACCGTGAAGGGCAATGACGGCAACGTCACCGGCAATGTCACTATCACCGGGCGGAACATCGCCGGCGAAGTCATCACCGAGACGATCGCGCTCAACGCCGCGAACGTCGTCGTGGGCAACAAGGCCTTTGCCAGCATCACCTCGATCAGCTTGCCCAAGTATGCGGTGGCCAACACCGAGCGCATCCGGATCGGAGTAGGCTCGAAGCTCGGCCTGCCGCAGCGGCTCAGTCGCAACTCTGTGCTGCATGCCTTCCTAGCCGGCGTGCGGGAAGGCACGGCGCCGACCGTCGCGTTCTCGGCCGCCGCGCTCGAGAGCAACACCGTGACGCTGAACTCGGCGCTGAACGGCACCGCCGTCACCGTCGACTTCTACGAGACAATCTAGGGCGCGGCTCCTGGCCGTCCAACCCGCAACCAGCAGGAGCCTGCTCGATGCAGCACGCACGCGAACGCCTCTACTTCACGGCCGACAAGGGCCGCCTCGTCACCGAAGGCAATGCCGAGGCCGCCTTCCTCTACGCCGCCCAGGGCGACGAAATCCCCGACAGCGCGGCCGAGCGGTTCGGCATCGTCGATGGGAAGCTGAAGGGGCGGTCGCGTCGGGACGAAACCCTGCTCGGCTCAAGCATCCTGCCGGCCCTGGTGGTTATCACTGACACGGTGACGCTGCAGCTCGGCGCCATCGTGGTCGCGGCGCACAAGTCCAGCGGCCTCTCGCCCGATGACTGGAACGCGCTGCCCGAGCCCGAGCGCGAGGCGAAGCTGCAGGCGACGATCGACGAGATGAAGGCGAACCCGCCGCAGCCGGCGAAGCCGAAGGCGGCTGCCAAGCCGAAGAAGGCTGCGGCCGAGAAGGAACCGCCGGCCAAGCCGAAGGAGCAGCCGGCGCCCGACAACAAGGAAGAGAAGGCCACCGAGAACAAGGGCGGCTGACCGGAGAATACCCAGCGCGCGTCCGCCGACAGGCGCGTCGAGTAACAGGGTGAGCTGCAGCGGCGGAGCGGCTCACCCGACCAATCCAAAGGAAGCGACGATGAAGGACGGCTTGCCGGTCCGCGGCTACCAGGCCCAGAGCGACGACAAGGTCGCCGCGGTGAATGTGAACAAGTTGCTCGAGGAGGAAGTGCTGCGTCAGCTCGACCTGCTCGCAGCCGATCCGGACGTCGACAAGCGCTGGCTGGCAACCGGCCGCACCGACATCGAGAAGGGCTTCATGGCCGTGAACCGGTCGGTCTTCAAACCCGGCCGCGTAAAGCTGGACAGCGACGCGAAATAGACGATGGCCCTCATCGATCGCATCCGGGAACGCACCGGCACCGACCTGTCCGACGACGAGCTGACGGCGATGATCGCCGGCATCGCAGCCGAGATCGAGGTGATCTACGGCGCCGCCTCGGGTGCGATCGAAATCACCCTCGGCGATCCCGGCGACCCTGCCGATCGGGAGCGCTGGCAGCGGACGCTAAAGCTTACTCGGCCGGCCCAGCCTGGAAGTAGTATTCAGATCGTCGAAATCGACCGCAGCAACGTGGGCGTTGAGGACGTCAGGACTGTTCTGAGCGAACTGGATTTTCGCGTGCTGCATGGTGGGCGCACCCTGCAGCGGCTCGTGTCAGGACCAAATCCCGAAACGTTCTGGGCGCCGCTCGTCGAGCTCACCTACACCCCGACCGATGCCGTGACCTCCGCAGCGCGGGACGAGGTGACGATCAAGCTGATCCAGCTCGACCTCAGTTATCGCGGCCTCATCAAGTCGGAACGGGCGGGCGACTACCAGTGGGCCGGCTCGGTCTCGTCGGACAGCTACGCCACGGAGCGGGAGAAGCTGCTGGCCAGCTTGGGCGCCGGCCGCAGCGGCATGGTGATGGCATGAGCCGCCTCGCCGACGTGATGGAGACCTATCGCGGCTCGGACGCCGAGCGGACCCGGGCGCTCTATGCCGAGCTCGAGGCGCTCGGTCCGGTCGGTGTCATCGCCACCAACCTGTTCCGGGCGCAGAAGGCGAGCGCGCGGGCCAAGGCCTACAAGGGCAGCGGCTACAAGGGCGAGGCCTACCGCAAGAAGCAGTGGAGCATGAACAACCTCTGCGACACTCTCAACGCACACGATGTCGGCCTGCGGTGGGGCTGGGGTCTCGATCCCCTTCAGGTGGTGCACCGCAACGTTCTCTATGTCGACCTGCCTAGCGGGCAGGTGAGCTTCCACTCAGAGTGGCGCAGCCTCGGGCCGGACTATGCCGGCGAGTGGGACGGCTGCCGGGATGCCAGCGCCGACCGGATCGTGCGCTGGGTGGCGCAGGTGCTCGAGGGAGTGCCGGCATGACCGGCTTCGCGCACCTCACCGACGACGAACTGGCGCGGCTCGGTCGTCAGCGGTGCTGCGTCCCTGGCTGCCGCCGGACGTATCGCGATGATGGCTACTCCGAGATCATGTGCGGGAAGCACTGGCGGTTGGCAGATCGGAAGTTGCGCCGCCTGGTGACTAGAGTGCTCGTCAAAGGGGGGCGCCGCGGCTGGCCGGACAGACTGCTGCTACTCCATGACAGGCTCTGGCAGAAGGGCAAGGCCCAGGCAATCGAGAGGGCCATGGGACTATGATCGCCGGCCGTCTCACCATGCGCGCCGTCGTGCAGCGCAACACCGCGACCGGCAAGGATGCCTGGGGGCAGCCGGTGCCGGCCGACTGGGAGACGATCGGGGCGGTCCGGTGCTTCGCCTGGTCGAACCAGAGTCGGGAGCTGATCGATGGCGACAAGACGGCGATGATCGAAGATCTGCGGATCATGGTCGCGCTCGGCGCCGACCTGCTCGAGGACGACGAGCTGACGGCGATCACGGACCGGCAGGGCAACGTGATTATCGCCGGACGGCTGCGGGTCGAGGGGCCTGTGCAGCGCAAACACACCCACCAGGAGGCGGCCCTGAAGCGGGTCGCATAGGAGATCAACATGGCTACCAACCTGCTCAGCGCCGGCACCGATGCCGCCAGCTCTTCGGAATTCACCCTGGCGAGCGGGGAGAGCACCAGTATCGTCATCCGCGAGACCGTCGTGGTGTCGCTGTTGATCGAGCAGAAGGACGAGGCCGGCGCCTTCACGCAGATCTACGAGCTGAAGAGCGGCTCGGCCGTGCTGTCCGGTCCGGGCACCTTCCGGGTCCGTCGCCCGGCCAACAGCAAGTCGTTCGGGGCTTTCCGTGGCTAGGCAAGTCTCCCCAGCCGTCACGCCGGCAGTGCTGCCTGCGGTCTCAGCGGTTTCCGCCCGCGCAACGGGCGTGGGGTATGCGGCGGAAAGCAAAGCGCTCTTTGATCGCCTCGAGGCGCTGTCGGTGCCGGCAACGGCAGAGCGCAAGGCAATTGATGATCGGCTGATACGGGCGCTTGTCGCGTGCGGGGCGTGGGCTAGGCGGGACGGCTACTACGGCATCCGCGACACCGATCCGGGCACGCTGCTCAACTGGCGGCAGGACGCTTACAACCTGACGAAGATCGGATCGCCGACCTTCGTGCCAGACAGGTACATAGCCGGCAATGGCAGCAACGCCGCCTACGATACCGGCTTCAACCCGACCACGGCGGTGGGCGCGAACTTCAAGCAGAATGACTGCTCGATGTTCGTCGTCCTCGCCACCGACCTGGCGAACGCGGGCGGCGACTCCTACGAAATCGGCAACTTCTCGGCGTGGATCGGGCGGCACAACTCGGTGCCGGGCCGGCCGTCGTGCCGACCGCAGGCCGCTTCCACGGTGACGGCGGGCAACCAGTCGTTTCCCGGCGAGGCCGCATGGTCGCGTAGCGCGGCCGATGCCTGGGCGGGGTATGCCCACGGGCTCGCCCACCCTGATGGCGGCGGGTCAACGGCCAGCGCGGCGCTTAGCAACAACACGATCCGCATCTGCGCCGCCAATGGCTTCGGCTGGGGCGTCAACCAGGTGATGTTTGCCGGGTTCGGCGGGAACCTGACGACCGCCCAGAAGAAGGCGGAGTCGAAGGCCATCCGGCGCTATCTGCAGGACATCGGCGCCATTAAGCGGGGCATCGTCGCCTATGGCGACAGCACTGCCTTCGGCACCGGCGCCACCAACTGGAGCACGACCTGGCTGCGCAAGAACGGGGACGGCTACAGTCCCCCGCGTATCCCCGCAACGCGGGGTGTTGCCGGATACACGCCGGCGGACGCTCTGGCCGTTGCCCTTGCCGATGGCGGGCACTTCGATGACCAGATCGTGGTGATCATGGACCTGCCGGCCGCTGGCGAAACCATCGGCACGTGGACGGCCGACATCAAGGCTCTGATCGCGGCGACCGGTGCATCGCGATGGTTCGTCATGCCACCGGCACAGGACACGACGGGCGGAGCCGTGCAGGTGGTGACCGACGCGCAGGCGATCCTGCTGAGCGATCCATTCTTCGCCGGCCATACGCTCGACGCCAGTGCGCAGGCCGCGTACTTGGCCGCCGTCAGCGGAGGGGGAACTCGGGCCGACAACAAGCACTTCAACGACAGCGGGCAGGCGCTGCAGGCCGACCCGTACATCAAGGCGCTCATCGACGCGGCCGGCTATTGAGGGGCGACCGCACTGCCTCGGGCGGCGATTGCCTGAGCCAAGGCCTTGGCCACGGCACTGTAGCCGGCCCTCGAGAGGTGGAGACCGTCGCTGGCCCGCATCGACGGCGGGTCGAGAAGCGCCGTCACGTCGAGGAAGTTCCTGGGGTAGAGCCGGGCGAGCTCGCGGTTGATCTCGTCGGTGGTCACTTTGTCGGTGGCCGGGTCGATCTTGTCGCTGGCAATGATCTGGCGGATGTCGGAGAGGATGATGAAGTCGCCGGTTTCGGCGGCACGATCGATGATCGGTTTCAGCTCACTGAGGTATTGGCGGGGCGTCTCGCCGCTCCAGTGACGATCCCAGATGATCTTGAAGCGGGCGGTGTAGCGGGTATCGGCCAGCATCCGTTCGCTGATTTGCTGGCCACTCTGGCCGGGCACGCCCTGCATGGAAACCTCCCTGCCAGGCAGCAGGCGTGCCAGCTCGGCGCCGAACGTATCGTAGGAGAGGCTGTCGCCCCAGACGACGATGTTCCGGGCGTCGGAGCGATAGTCGGCTACTGGCTCACGGCTCTTGCGGATCAGTTCCCAGCGGGCCTTCTCGGCGGTCAGCACGGTGTTGGTGTCGCCCTCGATGGTCAGGAGTTCGCCAGCGACATAGCCTTCGTGCGCGTCGCTGGTCACATGGCAGTAGGCGCCCTCGTCGAAGCAGACGGTCACGGCAAGCGCAGTGCCCTTCGGGACAGTCCCGGCCTGGCCGGACGTAACGGTGGGCGCGTAGCGGAGCGCGGCGTTGGTGTTGGTGATGGCGTTGTATTCGCCATCGGCTGCAAATGCAGCGCCGGTGAGCAGCGTCCAGGCCAGTAACGACTTCAGCAATTCGGCACCCCCAAGAATTGGGGCGGAGCCTACTTCATGGGGTGAGCGGCTTCAACGCGCGGCCCGCTCTCTCGCAATCTCAGGGCTTAGGCCAAACGACCGTAGCCCGCCGGCGAGCCGAGCTGGATGCTGACCCTTCGGCTGTTGCACCGGGCGCACTTGAGCGATGCGAGGAAGCGTTCGCGCTGCTCGACGACCCGGAAGTCCGGCCCGAGCGTCGCGATCAGGGCGTCCAGGTCCAGCCTGGCTGAGTGGCCGCAGGGGAGTCCGCCCGGAAGCAGCTCATCGCAGTAGGCGGTGATCGAATAGCCCTGGGCCTTGAAGTATCCCAGCGACCAGTGCACGGGCTCTGACATATCTTCCGCCTTACCAAGTGCGGCCCAGCCGTTTCAATATCCCCGTACCTACGGCAATGCCGCTGACTTGCGCGCGCGCGTAGCTTGGCCCCGCTGCGACCCGCGACGGGCGGCCGAGGTGCGCGAACACCTCGACTGGGGCGAATGGATTGGCGTCCAGCCCCATGAGTGTGTGGAGACACTCCGACCCGCCGCCCTTCCGGGCAGGCTGGTTGAACCATGTCGGGACAAAGGGACTGTGGACGAACTCATTCAAATGCGGCCGATTGAGCCGACCAGGACGCCGGCCGGCTATATCGGGGGCAAGCGCAACCTTTCCCAGCGGATCACGGGCCTGATCGAAGCCACTCCGCACACGGTCTATGCCGAGGCTTTCGTTGGGATGGGCGGGGTGTTCCTGCGCCGCCGATCGGCGCCGCCGACAGAGGTGATCAACGACTTTTCGGGCGATGTGGCGACGCTGTTCCGGGTGCTGCAGCGGCACTACACCGCCTTCATGGACATGCTGCGCTACCAGGTGGCCAGCCGGCGCGAGTTCGAGCGGCTGAAGGCCAGTGACCCGGCGACCCTGACGGACCTCGAGCGGGCCGCGCGGTTCCTCTACCTGCAGCGCCTGGCCTTCGGCGGCAAGGTCGCGGGGCGGAGCTTTGGCGTCAGCACCACCGGGTCGGCGCGCTTCAACGTCCTGAAGCTCGCTCCCGTCCTGGAGGACGTTCACGAGCGCCTCGCCGGCGTGGTGATCGAGAACCTGCCGTGGCAGGAGTTCCTCCGGCGCTACGACCGGCCGGGTACGCTGTTCTACCTCGACCCACCCTACTGGGGCGGCGAGGGCGACTACGGCGCCGGGCTCTTCAGCCGGGACCAGTATGCCGAGCTGGCGGCGCGCCTCGCGGTCCTCAAGGGACGGTTCATCCTGTCGATCAACGACGTGCCGGAGATCCGCGACCTGTTCGGGCGCTTCGACATCGAGGCGGTCGAGACGACATATTCACTGCCGGGTGGTGGCAAGGCGATGCGCGCCGGCGAACTGATCATCACCGGGAGAGGCTGAGCATGGCCGGCAAGTCCAAGTCGCTGAAGTGGTACGGCAAAGCCGTGAGCGCAAAGATGGCAGCTGCCCAGGTGGAGGGTGTGAACCGGACAATGGCGGCCTGTGTCGTGCAGGCGAAGGCCAACCATCCCTGGCAGAACCGGACTGGGCTGCTCGAGGGCGCGATCGATATCGCTCAGTTCGCGGCCCAGCACTCGAGCGGCGTGAAGGGGACCTGGGGCGTGCGCGACATGGCACAGGCCCGCATCCTGGAAGAAGGCGGAACGATCCGGCCGGTACGGGCCAAGGCACTGGCCATCCCGCAGGCGGATGGCAGCGTGCGGTTCGCGAGCTCGGTGACGATCCCGCCGCACCCGTACCTGCGGCCCGCGGCCGACGTCGAGTATCCGAAGCTGGCCGAGCGCATCCGGAAGGCCTTCGAGCGGCCCTGAAGCGCGACACCCCCGGACCTGCGGGGATATTTCAGGTTCGCGCGCGCGCATAGCTTGGCGCCTCAAACTGGGGCACTGGGCTTTGGCCGACATCGTCACCGCCATCGTTGAACTGCTGAAGGCAGATGCCGACGTCGCTGCGCTTTGCGGCGGGCGGGTGTTCGGCGGCGAGCTGCCGCCCGACGAGCCGCAGTCGATGCCCCGTCACGCCATTGTCGTGCAGCCGTCGGGCGGCGTGCCGTTCCAGCCGGCGGGGCGTGTCAAGGCGGACAGCCAGCGCCTCGACATCATCGCCTACGGCCCGACCGTGTTCGAGGCGGTGACGCTGCGCCAGGCCGTCGCGCCGGTGCTGACGCTGGCGGTGCGCGTCGTCAGTTCCGGCGTGCTGGTCCACTGGGTGCAATCGGCCGGCGGGTTCATGACCGGCCGCGATCGAGACGGCCAGTGGCCCTATGCCTTTCAATCCTTCCAAACCCTGTACTCAACCGACGAGGCCGCCTGATGAAGCCCTTCGAGATCGTCGCCGCGCCGTTCACCCTGTGGGTGGCTCCGGTCGGCACCGCCTTCCCAGACATCGACGAGGCGCCTTCCGGCTCTTGGATCAAGCTCGGCACCTCGGGCGATCGCTCCGAAACCGAGGAGGGCGTTACCGTGACCCACGGGCAGGAGATCAACCAGGTGCGGACCGCAGGCGCCACTGGACCGGTCAAGGCATTCCGGACGCAGGAGTCCATGGTCGTGGCCATGACGCTGCTCGATCTCTCGCTCGAGCAGTACGCGCAGGCGCTGAACGGCAATGCCGTGACGACGACGGCGGCCGGCGTCGGCTCGGCCGGCTTCAAGGCGCTGAAGCTCTACCAGGGCCTGCAGGTCGAGGCGCTGGCGTTGCTGGTGCGCGGCGCCGCCGGGTCGGCCTACGGCGACGACTGGGCCGCCCAGTACGAGATCCCGGCCTGCTTCCAGTCGGGTTCGCCGGAGCCGGTGTTCACCAAGGGCGAGCCAGCCGGGCTGGCGCTCGAGTTCACGGCGCTCGAGGACCCCGACGCGGCGACGCCGGCGGACCGCTTCGGCCGCATCGTCATGCAGCACGCCGCGGCGCTCTCGTAAGGCTGTGACCCGCGACGCCGACAGCCTCGCTGCCGAGGCGCGCCGGCTGGACGGCCAGGCGCGCACCCACAAGGCCGCCATCGCGCGGCACCGCCAGGCGCTGCAGCAGACGCGGGCCCGGCAGGCGGAGATCGAGCGCCAGATCGAGGCGCTCGGCATCCGGGTCACCCACCACCACCAAGCAGGCGCAGGAGACGCTCCATGGCCACCGAAGACCCGATCCTCGACCTCGCAACGCTGATCCCGGATCGGTCACCCATCCGGATCGACGGCGAGACGTACCACCTGCGCTCGCCAGACGAGTTGACGCTGGCGGAGAGCTTTCAGTTCAACCGATGGGCGAAAGACCTTGAGAGGCTTGCTGCCGATCCTGATCGTGTCGATGAGCTCGAGAAGCTGCTCGCCGAGGTCACTGGGCGTGCAATAGCCGACGCCCCGCCCGAGGTGTTGCAACGCCTGAAGCCACGACACCAGTTTGCGATCGTCGAGGTTTTTACCGTGCTCCTGCTCAGTCACCGGGCGCGCCGCGCAGGAGCCGTCACAAGCGCCGTAAAGTCGATTGGGCCGAGACCATCCCACGGCTTCAGCAGGCCTATGGGGGCGCGCCAGACTGGTGGCTCCACCGGGCGCCGGCCGCACTCCTCCGGGCCTACCTGACCATGCTGCCGCGCCTCGAGGCCCAGCGTGAGCTGGCCAGCATAAACGCCATGACCGTTGCGTTCGGCTCGATGCGCCGCTTTGATCGGCAGCGCTACGTCGGAAGGCTCTCCCAGGCGGCGCAGGGGGCAAGCGGTGCTGCGACGCCGGCGACGCCCGAGGCCCTCGCAGCGATGGGGATCAATGTCGTGATCGCTCCGGCGAAGGCACCTCCAGAGGAGGCCGCCAATGGCTGAGAGGCTTGGTGAAGCGCTCCTCGATCTCGACACCGACGATCGCAAGTTCAACCAGGGTGTCGACCGGGCAGAAAAGAAGGCGGAAGGGCTCGGCAAGGTCTTTGACGATGTCGGTCGTCGCGCGTTGCAGCTCGGCAAGGCCATGGCGATTGCCGCCGGCGTCGGCGGGGCGGCAGCGCTTTCGAAAGGCATAGTCGATGCGGTCGTTCGCCTCGAGCAGATGCGCAAGGCCAGCGCCCAGGTCGATCGCGCGCTGAAGAACAGCGGCAACACCGCCCAAACGTCGGCCGCCGAAATCGAGGCCTGGGCAGACAAGCTCGAGAACAAGACCGGGCGCGCCGCCGAGGAAGTCATGGCGGTCGCGGCGAACCTCGCGAGCTTCGGCTTCAGCCGCGAGACCTACTTCCGCACGATCGAACTCGCCGACGACATGGCAGCGGCCTGGGGCGGTGACCTGCGGCAGAACATCGAAGGTCTGTCGCGGGCCCTGGATGACCCGATCAACGGCATGGCCATGCTGTCGAAGCGGGGCATCAAGCTCACCGACGAGCAGAAGGCGATGGCGGCCGCCTTCCTCGACACCAACGACAAGCTCTCGGCGCAGAAGGTCGTACTCGAGGCGCTCGAGGCGCAGGTGAAGGGGGTCGCCGAGGCCGGCTTCGGCGGGCTGACAAAGTCGCTCGCGGTGGCTCGGAAGGTGTGGGAGACCGCCTTCGAGGACCTGGTGACCGGCCGGGGCAACGCAGCAGACCTTCGTGACACGATCGAGAAGCTGATCGCCACACTGTCGAGCGAGGAGTTCGTCAGTGCCGCGATGGGCTTTGGACAGCTGATCCTTTCGATCATCAACGGCATCGCCGATGCAGCGGTCGCTGCGCACCAGGCGCTGCGCGGTCTCAAGGATTTCCTCGCCAGTGGCGATGGCGAGGTCAGCACGGAAGGACTGAAGGCCGAGTTCGCCCAGCTCGATCGGCTCTACGCCACGGCGCATGCCGAGGCGCAGACCCTCAACGGAGGGGCGCGCCTCGAGCAGCTCGGCGTCGAGATGCAGAACTGGCAGGACCGGATGAGGACAATCCAGGGGGAGCTGGATCGCCGGGCCGCCGAGCAGAGTGCCGGCTCCGACACGTCGGTGACGCCGGGCACGATCAACCCATATGCCGGGCAAACCTTCACCACCGACGCGACGCAAAAGCAGCGCGATGCTGTCCAGGACCTGATCGACGATCTCAAGCACGAGCGCGACATAGTCGGGCTCAATGCCCGCGAGCAGGGCATCCTCAACGCCATCCGCCGCGCCGGCGTGAGCGCCACCAGTGACCAGGGCAAGGAGATCCGCGCGCTCATCACCGAGACGCAGGAACACGAAGACCAGCTCGAGCGGCAGAAGGACCTCTATGCCGCGCTCGGCCAGGCAGGAAAGACCGCCGTTGCCAGCATCGTCGATGCAATGGAGGACGGCGTCGTTACGGGTGGCGAGCTGCTCGGCATCCTGGGCGACCTGCTTATCCAGGCCGGCAGCTTCTTCATGAACCAGGGCATGCAGGGCGGCGGCGACTTCGGCAACATGCTGGGCACCATCTTCTCGGGCTTCTTCGCCGATGGCGGCCTGATCCCGACCGGTACGTTCGGCATCGTCGGCGAGGAAGGACCGGAGCCGATCATCGGTACCTCGCGCGGGGCCATGGTGCTGCCGAACTCAAGCCTCGGCAGTCTCGGCGCCGGGGGCGATCGCGGCTCGCTCAACATCACCATCAACGGCACGAACCTGACGCAGTCCGAGGTGACGCAGGCGATCGCCGACGCGATCGACCGCTACGACCGCTTCCAGCTGCCGGAGCGCGTCGCTGGCATCAACGCCGACCCGCTGGCGAGGGGTTGAGATGGTGCTTTCCCTTCCACTCAGCCGGCAGAACCTGGCCGACCTGCTGCCGATCGAGACTGTGACCTGGTCGCTCGGCGAGGATCAGGAGCTTTCCGGTACCGGCGCCGGCGAGCAGCTGGCGGCCGACCTCGGGCCGCGGCTCTGGTCAGCCAGCTGCTCGACGATCGCGGCCGACATCGAGACGATCGAAGGCCTGCGCGCCCGCTTCAACACCCTCGATGGCGCGATCAACGCCTTCTACCTGTTCGACCCGCGCCGGTCGTACCCCGCGACAGACCCCACCGGTGCACTGCTGGCCGGCTCTACGGTGACGATCCAGTCGATCGAGACGAACCGCAAGGAGCTGACACTCGCCGGCCTGCCGGCCGGCTTCGTGCTACCACAGGGCACGTTGCTGTCCGTGACCGCAGGTGCGCCGGCGCGCACGGCGTTGCTGCAGCTCGCTGCCCCGGTGACGGCGAACGGTGCCGGGGTGGCCGGCCCGGTGGAACTGCGGCCGCACCTCAGGCCCTGGATCGCGCCAGCGCAAGAGGTGGCGCTGCTGAAACCTGTGGCCAAGGTGAAGCTGGTGCCGCGCAGCCTTGCCGTGGACCAGGTGACCAGCGTGACCCACCGGCTGCGCTTCTCAGTTATCCAGACGCTGGCGGCCGGCTGATGGTGCGCCCCCTCGACGTCGCCACCCAGGGCGCCATCCGTAACCGCGATCGCATCGTCGTCCGCGACTTCGTCCTGGTGACCAAGGGCGAGGACACCTGGGGCTTCACCACCTTCGGCGAAGACGTGTCGCTCAACATCCTCGACGGCGTGACAGGCGAGATCGTCAACCGGGCCTACCTGGGCGATAACCGGCCGATCCTCGATATCGACCCGATCCCCATGAAGATCGGGATCGAGGTCAACACCACCAACGTGGTGCTGAACCAGCTGCATCCCGGCGTCCTGGATATGGTGCGCGGCCATGACTGCCGGGGCGCGGTCATGCAGATCCATCGCGGCCACCTAGACCCGGCGTCGATGCTTCTGGTCGCCGCGCCACGCATCCGGCGCCTCGGCCTTATCAACGGCGCGCCGATCGAGACACCGGCCGCCGGCGGGCGCGGCAGCATCACCATCCGGATGGTCAGCTCCACGCGAGAACTGACGCGCACCAACCCCGCCAGGCGCAGCGACGAGCAGCAGCGGCTGCGCTTGGGTGACCGGTTCCGGCGCTATGGCGGCATCACCAGCTATGACTACTGGTGGGGCGAGAAGGGCGGCAACTGATGGAACTCTGGCTGATCCAGATCATCGTCGGCGCCGTCCTCAACGTCGCCGGTACCCTGATCAAGAACATGAACAAGCCCAAGGCGAAGGCCTCGGGCTTCCAGGGCACGGCGCAGGTGGGCGGCGACCACCCGCTGGCATTCATCATGGGCTGGTACGCGACTGCCGGAAAGCTCGAATACGCCGGCACCTGGGGCAACGCCGGGGACACACCCAACGCCTACCTGACCAAGGTATTCACCCTATCCGACCTGCCCGTCCGCGGGCTGGCCGGGCTGCTGGTGAACGGCGCCCGCTGCACGCTGGGCGATACGCCTCATGCCACCCGAGGCTATCCGGTGCTCGAGTTCCGCAAGGGCAGCAAGGATCACCTGTGGGTGCGCTTCAACGACGGCAACCAGACCACGGCGGACAGCCTGCTCATCTCGGCCTTCGGCTTGCACCCCGATCGGCCGTGGCAGACCGACATGATCGGCCGAGGCGTCGCCTACGGCATCACGACGGCGCTCTTCAACCGCGAAATCTTCAACCGTGAACCCGAGGTGGTGTGGGAGCTCGACGGCATCGCGCTCGACGATCCGCGCGGGGACGACGAGCACGAAAACCCGGCGGTGGCGATCGACAACGTGCTGCGCGGCTTCAGCTATGAGGGCGCCTGGCTGTGGGGGCCGCAGGGCATCGCCGCGCACCACCTGCCCTCGGCAGTGTGGGAACCTCAGATGGACAAGTGCGACGCGCTCGTCGATCTCGAGGGTGGTGGCACCGAGAAGCGCTTCCGCTTCGGGCTCGAGGTGCGGGTGGATCAGGAACCGCACGAGGTCATCGATGATCTGCTCAAGGCATGCTCGGGTCGCATTGCCGAGATCGGCGGCATCTACAAGATCCTGGTGGGCGAGCCCGATGCGCCGGTGATCAGCTTCACCGACGAGGACGTGATCATCACCGAGGGGCAGAGCTTCGAACCCTTCCCAGGGCTCGAGGCCACGTTCAACGCCATCACGGCGACCTACCCGGAGCCGGCGGAAGGCTGGGAAACGAAGGAGGCTCCGCCCCGCTACAGCTCCACCTGGGAGAGCCAGGACGACGGCCGCCGCCTGCCGTTCTCGACAAGCTTCGACGCCGTGCCCTTCCCCAACCAGGTGCAGCGCCTCATGCGGCCCGCCATCGAGGAGGCGCGGCGGTTCCGCCGGCACAGCCACACCATGCCCCCGGAGTGGTGGGAGTACGAGGTGCTCGATGTCGCGGAGTGGACCTCCGTTCGCAACGGCTACGAGGACAAGGCCTTCCTGATCACCGTGATGGAGGACCGGTCGAGCGCCAGCCAGCTGGTCGGGCTGCAGGAAATCGACCCGGCCGACTACGACTGGAGCAGCGACTACGAGCTGCCCTACGACATCGCGCCGCTCACGATTGCGCGGCCGGCGCCGCAGCCCATGACCGGATGGTCGGTCGCGCCCTACACCCATGTCGACGACGCCGCCCAGGCTCGGCGGCCGGGGATCGAGGTGGGCTTCGCCGCGGGACTGGTCGATGTCCGTGCCGTGCGGGTGCAGATCCGGCGCGACGGCGAGACCGATCCATTCTTCGACGGCGAGTATCCCTACGACCCGGCCATCGTGGCGCCGGCCATCTACATCGTCGCCAGCGCCCTGCTGCCGGCGCAGCCCTACGAGGCGCGCGGCATCTATCTGCCGTTCTCGGGCCGCGAGACGGAATGGAGCGCCTGGCTCGATGTCACGACGCCCAACGTGAAGCTGACGGCCGCCGATATCGACATCGAGCTCGATGAGCTTGCGGGTGAGATCGCCGAACAGATCAGGTGGATCGGCTCGAGCGTCCGCGACGTGCTGCGCAAGCTCGAGATCACCGGTCGGCTGGTGGCAGAGCAGGACCTCGCCAACTTCGACACGTTCGACCAGCTGCGGCGTAGCACCAAGGTGCAGCTCGACGAACTGACGGCCAGCTTCGACGAGGTGATCGAGGTGGCGCTCGGGCCGGGTGGCGCGATCGCGACTGCGCTCAGCAGCCTCTATGCGGCAATGGGTGGCAACTCTGCCGAGGTGCTGGTGCGCTGGGAAGCGGTCGCGGCGCCGACCGGAGTGGCGGCTAGGTGGGCTCTTCAGCTGCGAGTTGTCGGCGAGGCCTTCGCCTCGGCCGGCATCTATCTCGAGGTCACGGACCTTGGCGTGTCGCGCATCGTGCTGGATGCCAGCCAGACCGTCATCACCACCGATGGCGGAACCAATGTGGAGGCGATGTTTGACGAGGACGGGGCGGTGATCCGCGACCTGCGCGTGGGCACGATCGAGGGCCCGGCCGGCAACTTCTGGAACCTCACTACCGGCGCGTTTCGGGTGAGCGGGGGCAGCTGATGGTCAAGTGGGCCTTTATGACCGACCCCGACACCGGCAATGTCGCGCTCTATGACGAGCCCGTCGCCACGGGTGATCCCGCCGATCCGGACGCGGCGCGCAACGCACCGCTGAACGACCCGGAGGGGAACCTCGCCTTCCTCTACTGGCACAGCCTGCTCGACAACATGGAGGTGCTCTTCGACACCACGGTTACGGTGCACCATGCCGCCACGGCGGCAGGCTCGACCGCTGCGGATAACGGCGCCAATCAGTCGGTCGCTTTCGACGTCGATGCGGCCACCACCGACTGGGACGTATTCACCCACTCGGCCGGCTACGAGCCCGTGGTCTTTGCGGCGGTCGGAGCGGACATCCTGGTTCCTGGCTACCCGATCCAAGTGCCGGTCTCCGCCGACGGCGCCGCGCGCTACATGACAGTCCACACGAGCAGCACCAAGGTTTTCCTGCGCGAGTTCCGGACAAGGGGTCTGGCGGGTCTTACTGCCCTCTCTCAGGACTATCGACTGATCGGGTTTCGGCCGCAGCGGGCCGCGGAAGGAAATGACCCGCCGCGGCTGCTGGACTTCGATCCGGACACGGGCCTCTTCTCGATGGGCGACGGCCGCTTCCGGAACGATCGTCGCTACCTTCAGGTCGTGCCGGGCGGCTCACCGCTGGGGCTTCCCTACGGCAGGACCCTTGACCTCAAGAACGGAGGCTTTCGTCTCGCCAAGTCAAACGGCACGACGGTCGACCCGCTGCCGAACACCATCAAACAGGGGATTTGGGCGCCAGGCGGCACGTTCTCCACGGATACCCTCACCTATGGCGCCCCCATGTACTACGACGGCACCTGGTCGCCGAGCGAGATCCTCGAGGTTCAGGCACCATGACCATCGGCGGTATGGAGATCGATCCCGACGCCGGGCAGATGGTCATCACCTACGACGGGCGGGATGTGGCCAAGACGTCGGGAACCCTGGTGTGCCTGCTACCTACGCTTCAATCGTTCAGTAGCGTGTCGGCAGCCTTCCCGGACCCGCCCAAGAGCTGGATATATGCATGGCGCGGTCGCGATGATCGCGGGTTCAACCCGGCGCCGGACGTGCCGGACAGCCACAACCAGAACAACACAGCCCAGGTCTTCTTCACGCGGACGCCGCAGGAGTATGAGAGCTCCGTCAACCTCGTGGCCGCGCCAGCTGGCGCCGACTTCTTCGTCGGCCACCTGAGGCTCAACCGGACCGTTAGCCCCAGCCATACCTGGGCGACGCGTTCGTTGACGCCGCTCCAGCCCCAGAACGTCTGGATGCCGTGGCAAGGCTCAGGCTTGCTGGAGGTCGGGCTTGGGTTCGCCAGAGCGCTGCATCTCGTTATAGAGGGCGGCTACCTCCGTCTCGTGCTGGAGCAGACAGTGGGGCCACCCTGCGGGGGTAGCAACCGCACCTGGGGCGACTGGCCCGCCGGTGCCATCTTCAGCACTGCCGGTGATAACGAGGGCGGGATATTCGAGGACAACGGAACTCCAGGCATCAGCGTCTGGACCAGCACCTCGAGCCCCTACCGAAAGTCGTCCAATCGGATCATCAACACCGACGGCAACCCGGCCGACTTCATCACCCACCAACGGACGGGGTCTGATCCCGTCACAACCACCGACCCGACCAACTACGCATCGACCTACAGCGTCGATGTTCGGGGTTATTTCGGCCGTCGCAGCTAAGGGGACACGATGCCTTCACCGACCTACTACGATACCGGCACTGTGACCGTCGCCAACGGCGGCACACTCGTGACCGGCGTCGGTACCGGCTGGGCCGGCAAGATCTACGCCGGCGACCTGTTCACCGATCCGGCGCAGGGGCTGGTCGCCCGCGTCACGGCCGACGCTACCTCGGACACTTCTCTCAGCATCAACCCGTGGCCCGGTACCGCCCTAGAGGGCGATGCCTACGAGGTGCTGATCACGCCCGACACGACCCGCGTCCAGGAGCGGACCCGGCAGGTGCTCGAGCTGCTGACGAAGGTGACGAACACTGGCATCGGCATCGACGCCTTCGGCCTGTTCGCCGACCGGGACGTCCACGACGACGAGGCGACGGGGTTCGCCTACCTGTCGATCGATGGCGATGGCGGGGCGATCACCGATCCCGTAGTGTTCATCAAGGAAACCGCCGCTTCGGCCGACTGGTCTGATGCGATCCTCGTTGGCGGGCCAGAGGGCGCGGCCGGACCGCCCGGAGCCGATGGTGCGCCGGGCGCGGACGGTGCGGATGGCGCACCGGGTGCACCAGGGGCTGACGGTGCGGATGGTGCTGATGGGGCCGATGGCACCACCAGCTATGACTGGCCCTTCCGGTTCGCGGGGTTCCCGAGCGCCAATGCTGTGCTTGATGCTTTCGTTGCCGGTCGGCAGATCACCTTCCCGGCCAACTTCGCCGGATCGTCCGGCTACATCGGCACCAACCCGGCATCGACCCTCACGCTGACGGTGAAGGAGGGCGGCACGTGGGCCAATGACGGCACTACGGTGGGCACGATCTCCATCAGCACGGGCGGGGCGTTCACGTTTGCCACGGCAAGTGGAACGCCGAAGGTGATCAGCGCGGGGACGCTGCTCAAGGTGATCGGCCCCGGCTCGCTCGACGCCACTGGCAAGAACGTGGCCTTTACGCTCGTCGGTGACGTGCCGTGACGCTGATCGGCCTCACGGGCGGAGTGCCGCGCTACAACCCCTATGAGGCGCTGGCCGGCAAGCTGGTGCTGGCGGTGGACTGGCGCCGCGACGGCCTCGTCACGGTATCCGGCTCGCCTCCGAAGGCGTCGTCAATACTCGATGTGATCTCGGCGGCCGACTTTGCGCAGGCATCGGGCTTACAACAGCTCGGCTACCTGCCACCCGGCGGGTTCACCGCCGATGGTTCGGACGACAACGCTACGCTGGCCTCGACGCCAATGCCAACGGGCGGGAACCCGTTCTACTTCGCCGCCATCGTAGATCAGCAGGCGCTGCCGGCCGACACCACAGCGCGTCAGGTCTGCGGCTGGGGGCTGGGCACCACGACCAACAATCAGGTTCGCATCCAGCGATTCGTGCTTGGCGGGGTCAATCGCGCCCGCATGTTCGTCGGCTCCGGGGCTGCGTCCCCGAACGTGTCGGACGGGACCGTCGATTTCTCAGGCAAGCACGTCATCGAGTGCTGGTCGGACGGTGCCAGCATCTTCATCGCCATCGACGGAGGCGCACCGACCAGCACGGCCTGCGTGCCCAACATCGGCACAACTCGCACCCGTATTGCCGCCAATGCCGGCAACACGGCGCAGGGCTTCTGGCAGGGAGCACTGTACCTCCTGCACTGGCTCAACGCTCTGCCGACCACCGACGAGCGCACCGAGTACGTCTCTCACCTCCTCGATCTCATGAGCACCCTCCCATGA